CCTCGTAACAGAATAACCCACCATTCAAAGGAGATCCATAATGCAATTTATGAAACTAGTTTTCATAGGCATTCTCGGCTATTTTTTCACACAACATTTTCACCATCTCGTGGATAAGAAGTTTGAGGAAGTAAAAGAAGGTAAACATCCTTCTTATGTGACAATGGCTCAACGTGAAAAAGAACTTGACTGTCTAGCGAAAAACATATATTATGAAGCAGGAACAGAACCTTTTGAAGGGAAAGTAGCAGTAGCCCAAGTAACAATCAACAGAACCAAATCAGGTAAATTTCCAAAGGATATTTGTGCAGTTGTATACGAAAGAAATTTAGTGTACAATAATTTAATCTGTCAGTTCAGTTGGTACTGTGATTCAAAAGCAAAAGTGAGGCCTATTCATGCAGCAACCTATAAAGAATCCGAGGCTGTGGCTAAAAAGGTACTTCTCGAAGGATTCAAACTCGACATTATCAAAGAGGACACATTATACTACCATGCAGACTACATCAACCCAGGATGGAAAAGACAAAGAGTTGCCAAAATTGGAAAACACATCTTCTACAAAGGCTGATTGGCTTGAACGCTTTTCAAACCTAAAAGAATATCTTAAAGATTTTCTGAATAACAAACTAAAACCAAGCACAGCAGAATCAATTGGTTGGATTGGATTGGTTCTACTCCTTGCTTCATTGATTCCAACGTTTTTGGCTGTAATGGCCGGTGTTACCGATAAACTGCCACCAATTGATCTAGTTTTGTTTATATGGGCAGCATTGGTCACCTTTTTTATTCGTGCAGCAATTCTCAAAGACACTGTGGTCGTTCTGACTGTTGGTGTCGGTTTTATGGTGAATTCTGTGTTTATGGCTCTTATTCTGTTCAAGTAAAATGGCTACAAGAGAAGAACAAAGAATCTTTTCGGAACTAATCGAAAGCATCGTCGCCGAAAAAAGATTAAACTATATTGATGCAATCGTTTATCATTGTGAGAAAACAGGATTTGACGTTGAGCTTGCCGCAACACTATTGACCCCTCTCGTCAAATCCAAAATCTCTGATGAAGCGCAAACACTTAATATGATCAAGAAAGTGAACAAATTACCAATATGAATGAAGCAGGTGGATTTGAAGCCTATGCAATGTATCATGCTTTAAAACTACATTTCTCGGGCAAATATGATTATGTGAGATATAACGGCAAAACAAATGTATCTAAAGACCAATTTATATTGAGAAAAGATAAATTCACCTACTACAAACTATCTCGAAAATATAAAAGAGAAGAATTGTTTGGTTTTTATGTTTCTAATCTTTTGATCAGTACGAATACATGGGTAGGTGACCTTCTTGACAGTGAAGCAGAGTCCAACTATAAAGCTTGGCTTAAAACACAACAATCAATCTCTTACATATTCGAACAGGACATTAATCATCTTTTTGATTTGGTAGAAGTGCCGGAAGAAATGCTAAAAGTGGTTGACGGGCAGTACCCATTACTGTATAATGAATATCTCAAAAGCAAAATTAAGTTAGAAACAATTGTCATACTCAACGACATATTAAACTTTCTACCCATGTGGTTGAAAAAAATATCAGATGACATTGTTTTCCCAGATTTTGCATTGAAGTGTGAGAAGTACCAACCGTTTTTAAATTATGATAAGCCTAAGTTGAAAAATATTTTAAAGGGAAAAATATGTCAGTTAGCGTAACAAAAATTTATGTTGACATGGACGGCGTGATTGCAGACTTTGTTAAAAGGTTCAAAGAAATCACAGGTAAACTGCCATCAGACTATAAAACTGAAAAAGGTTTTACACCCAATTTTAATTTAATGGTCGATGGTTCACATTTTGAATCTCTTGATAAGATGCCAGACTTTGATGTTCTAGTGTCTTATCTGGATTCTCTCCCGGTGGAAAAATGCATTCTTTCGTCAACACGAACACCTGAAGATAATTTCAAAGTAGCCATGCAAAAGATGCAATGGCTGGCAAATGTTGCTAACATTACATGGCCTAAAATTTTTGTGCCAGGTAAAAGTCTAAAGCAACAATATGCAAACCCAAATTCTATTTTGATCGATGACACACCAATTGTTATCGAACAATGGAATGCAGCAGGTGGTATTGGCATTCTTCATACAGATGCTATCTCTACCATCACTGAACTAAAGAAGTACATTGATTTGAACTAAATAATCGTATATAATGTTATTTTGGACAAATCGCTATACATCGCAATACAACGTTAATATAAGGAAAATACTATGTCAAACTTCGCAAGTCTCAAACGTTCCTCAGGTAATCTCGAAAAGCTTGCAAAAGCAATCGAACAAATCAACACCACAGAATCCCCATCAAAAGAAGATAACTTCTGGAAACCTGAAGTAGATAAAGCAGGTAATGGTTATGCCGTTATTCGTTTTCTACCTCAGCCAGCTATTGATGGTGATGATGCACTTCCTTGGGTCAAGGTTTTCAATCATGGCTTTCAGGGTCCCGGTGGCTGGTACATCGAAAACTCTTTGACTACTCTTGGGCAGAAAGATCCTGTTTCTGAGTATAATACACAACTCTGGAATTCTGGTGTTGAAGCAAACAAAGAGATTGCCCGTAAGCAGAAACGTCGCCTTTCGTATATCTCTAACGTCTACATCGTAGAAGATCCAAAGAATCCGGAAAACGAAGGTAAAGTATTTCTGTACAAATATGGAAAGAAAATCTTCGATAAGATTAATGAAGCAATGAATCCTCAGTTTGAAGATGAAAAGGCTGTTAATCCTTTTGATCTGTGGGCAGGTGCAAACTTCAAACTTAAAATCCGTAAAGTAGAAGGATATCAAAACTATGACAAATCGGAATTTGAGTCTGCTTCTGTTCTTGGTGATTTTGATGATGATAGGCTCGAAAGTATCTGGAAATCTGAATACTCACTCAAAGAGTTCCTCGCACCAGAAAATTTCAAGTCTTATGACGAACTGAAAGCTAAACTTGATAAAGTTCTAGGGTTGAGTGGGCAAGCACCACAACCTAAAACAACTGTTGAGCAGGCTAAAGCAGCACCACGTAAAGCTGCTGTTACTGAACCAAGTATTGATGAAGATGAGGATGATCTGTCGTACTTCAGTAAACTAGCTGAAGAAGACTAAAAGAAAAGGGAGCTAAACGCTCCCTTTTTTTATAATGGTGCAAAATTTCTTTGAATTGTCATTTCAAATATGGTCGTATTATCTCTAGTTGTTGCAGTAGCAGATATTGGGCGATTGGGTGCTTTTATATTTTTAACCTCTGAATTGACATAAGGTGTAACATTTGGTGCTCTTACACCTCTTCTCATTTCATTCAACTGAGTGGAACTTTCATATACATTGGTATTGTTTTCTTCAGGTGAAGCTTTAATAGTCGAATCTGGTACATCTCCAGCACTTTCAAAACCTGGAACACCATATGTGTTAACAAATGGACCTTGATTTTCGATCAAATCAAGTCTTAAACCTGTTGCAGGATCCCATCTTTTGCCGAATTGGCTCCACCAACGATTTGCTAATCTCTGTCTATCAACTTCTGTTGCACCTCTACTCACATATTCCTCGTAGGGAGTAATTCTTTCAGTCATAAATGAATCGCTAAAGGGATTTCTTTTCAGAGCACCTAGTAATCTGCTTTGATCCAAATCAGGAGCTTCTGCTATACGTTGCACTTTAGAAAGCCCACCCATCTCTCTTATTCGTTTCTCTAAGTCTGGGCTCAAATCATCTGTAGGAGATTCTTCAACTTCTTTTAATAGTTGTTGTGCTTTTTGTTTCCCCTGCGTTGCAGTGTCGATTAATATTTGTCTTGCTTGATCAACATTCTCGGCACCAGTTTCTTGCATCATCTGTTTTGGTGAGCCATTCTCCAAAACATTTAATGCTTCTTGTGGGCTGAGAGCTTTTAGATTTGGAAGTTTTTCAGCGGCATAACTAACTAATTTCCAAAGCCCATATGCAAGTGCAACTGGACCGGCAAATCTACCTAAAAATGTCAGTAAGCGAATTAAATTTTTTGCTGTCAATAATCCTTTCAGTGGATTCAACCATTCAAATAGTTTCTTGATTCCTATGACGGCAGCTTTTATCATATCACCAACTAAACTTAACATGCCTACCATTAAACGTTTAAAATTCTCGACAACTTCGGCTATCATTTTTTTAACAGTCGATAATATGCCAGCCGTGGGATCTTTTCGTTCTTCTGGTTTTGCTGGAGTAGGTAATACTGGTGATAACTGAGTATATTGCTTTAATACTTCGACAAATTCTTTGTGCCTTCTGGCATCTTCAACTTGCTTTTCTTCATAGAATGTTTTTTCTGTTTCTCTACGCAGTCTATCTTGTTCGCTTGATTTTTTTAAGAATGACAATATATCATTTAATACTTCTATTGATGAACTGCCTAAACTTTCAGAGGTTGTCATCGGTTCTGAAATAGTTGTATATCTTCTTCTTTGTCTTTCAGTTTTAGCCTTTTCAGTGCCAGCAAAAAAGTTAATGTCTGCTTGCGACCTGCCTGTAATTCTACCAAGAACGGCAGGTGCAAGTTTGCTGCCGCCAGTTACAAATTTTGCAATATTCAGTGGATCAAATTTTTGAATTATTCCTGTGCCGGCAGCTCTCATTTTTTCTGTGACAGAACGCCCAATTGCAGAACTTACGGATGAACCTGAAGTTATTTTGTTTGTGATGAGTGACGAAAGTGAACGCCCTCTAATATTCTTTGCAACTTGATAGTCCATTTTTTATCTCATCTGTTGTTGTACAATAATAGGATTTATTTCTTGCACTGGGTTTGCAGCGACAACATTTTCACTTGTTATAAAATTTTGTTGTCGATTGATAATGACGGGTGCATT